GTATGCATATACAACACTTGCTGGCATTCTGACATCGGGGGTTTCAACTATTGTTGGTGCTGGGATGTGTGCTTCATCCATCTTTCGATACACTTCACGCGGCAGACATGCAATCGTATTTGAAATAAGGTTTCTAGCGCGACTTAATGCAGGTACGGCCATAGCTTCTTGTCGGCTAATTGGTGGATTGAATCCAACACTGAAATATGTTTGCGATTGATCCGGAAACACATATGGTGCAACAGATGCATCAACTCTCATTGATGAATCATCGGTCTTGATAAAGTTTGTTAAGATACCCATTGTCTTTGCATTATGTCACACTTTTAACATGTTTGCTACGCTTGGCCGATATGCCTAAGTTTCGTTTTAAGCAATTTGTATATCTATTTCGCCTGAGTGTTGTCTTGAAGTAGCACGATGAATTGCCAGCATCATTGCAACAGCTGCTGTTGATTGTTTTCTACGACTAACATACCAGCCACCATTTTCAGTGGCTTTTTTGATGCATGCAGTGACTGATGATGTCAGTTCCGGCTGATTGCCGTGTGTTAGTCGGCCACCAGTCATTGCACCCAGGGTTTCATCTCCTGCTTGGTAATATTTTGCGCCTGCTATAACATCGGCTCTTAATCCGGCTTGGATAAGTTTTGAAGCTACTGAATCACCACTGAACCTGTTTAGGACAATTGATTCTGCTGAATATGACTTAGCCCATTGGGCAACAATGTCTGCAATCTTTAGATCATCAATTGCTTTGTCTGATTCTTGCATATCCATGAGTGCAACAGCGATTGAGTTGTCGTCCATGATTTGTGAGCCTACGATTGCAAAGTGTGTTCTATCTGGTGATACTTCTACACCTATCCACGTTGGTGGTCCAGGTTCTAGTTTTAGTTCTGGGTTTGCGCATTGATTCCAAGCCCCATGGGGCCAAGGTGACGAGATTGTTAAGACCCAATTGCATAATAGTTCCGTTTGAATTATTTCAGGTGGATCACCCATTCTTGATTGAAGTACATCCTCACTAATTGTGTGTCCTAGTGCAGGGTTAGCTTGTGACCAGGCTTTACGATCAGATAACTTCAATCCAGGCTCAGCACTCCACTCATACCATCCAATATCATCATCTGTATTGTTTTCAATTTTTTGTAATGCTCTATTTCTAATTTGATTAAGTAAGACTGAGTGAATGTCTCCAGCATTTGATGTAATCCACATCTGAGGATTCTTTGATGCTTGCATTGTGTAAGCCAGGGCAGCGAAACCATCTGTGGTCTTATGTTGTCGGGCTTCATCAAGATAAACTGTGTTTGCTGTTAATCCTCGAGCAGCACCAGGTGTTGGGGCAATAATCTTGTATCTTGATCCATTCTTTAATTCAATTTCCTCACGTCCGTTTGCTCTTGTGGGATGAACGACTACAATTAGCCACTGCACAGAATCGTGACGTTGCCCTGGAAACGTTCCGGCATGTAGTTGAAATGATTGATGGCTACTCTTGGCTATCCAAAAAAGTTAAACAAATAACAAGAGCAAATGGACGCGAGGAAATTGAATTAAAGAATGGATCAAGATACAAGATTATTGCCCCGACACCTGGTGCTGCTCGAGGATTAACAGCAAACACAGTTTATCTTGATGAAGCCCGACAACATAAGACCACAGATGGCTTTGCTGCCTTGGCTTACACAATGCAAGCATCAAAGAATCCTCAAATGTGGATTACATCTAATGCTGGAGACATTCACTCAGTGTTGTTGAATCAAATTAGGAATCGTGCAATGCAAAAGATTGAAAATGAGAACGATGATGATATTGGATGGTATGAGTGGAGTGCTGAGCCTGGATTGAAGTTATCTGATCGTAAAGCCTGGTCACAAGCTAACCCAGCACTAGGACACACAATCAGCGAGGATGTACTTCAATCAAGAATGGGTGACCAACCTGAAATCATTCAAACGGAACTATTATGCCAATGGGTTTCAACAATCTCGTCACCTTGGCCTCATGGTGCTTGGAATCAATGCGCAAACCCAGAACTAAAACTAGAACCTGGACCAC